CCGTGCAGGCCGCCAAGGCCGAGGGCCGCGCCGAAGCGGTCAAGGCCGCCGGGCTCAAGCTCGCCGCGGCCGAGTTCCGGGCCGCCGCGGTGGGCAAGCTCGCCGACCCGGGGGCCGCGCTCGCGCTGCTCGACCTGTCCTCGTTCGTCAAGGATGACGGCGAGGTAGACACGCCCAGGCTGGCCGATCTGGTCGGCAAGCTCGCCGCGCAGCTCCCGGCCCCCGCGCAAGCACCGGGCCGCGTTCCGGCCGGGCCCCAGGGCACGGGGGCGACCGGCGAGGAGGACTTTTTCGGCGCCGGGTTGCGGCGCGGACGGCCCTGAGCCTAACCTGCCGGTGATGCCGCGCGGCGTGATGCCACCCGGCAGCCGGTAGCCGAACCCGGGGCGTCTTGCTGGGCGTGATGCCCAGGCCGGGCGGGCGCGCGGCGTGATGCGGCGGCCCCCCCGGTGGCGTGAAAGCGGCGACGATCCTAGTCGTTTCGCGTCCCCAGAAGGGGGTCGGCTGCAATGCCGTTGTCCGACTTTGGCGGGGTCATCCCCCCGGAGTATTCCGCCCAGATCATCCAAGAGGCCACGGTCGCATCGGCCGCGCTGTCGCTGGGCCGCCGGGTGCCCATGGGCACCGCGATCACGGAGATGCCCGTCCCCCGGTCGCTACCCGTCGCCGCGTTCGTCACCAGCACCACCGGGCGCAAGCCATACACGAACATCGCGGCCGGGACCGACACCCTGCGGGCCGAGGAAATCGCCGCAGTCATCGGCGTGCCCAACCAGATGATCGACGACCCGAGCATCAACATCTGGGCCTTCTGCCGCCCGCTGCTGTCCCAGGCCATCGCGGTCGGCCTCGACAACGCCGTGTTCTGGGGCGTCGGGGCACCGACCTCGTGGGGCATGGCGACCGGGCTCGCCGGTATCGCCACGACGATTGCGCCCGGGATCGACACCGTGGACTCGATCAACAAGACGATGGCGGAAGTCGAGCGCCAGGGGCTCAACGTCACCGGGCACGGCGCCGATACCGTCGTGCGCGGGTTCCTGCGCGGCGTCCGCGACGACAACGGCTCGCTGCTCCAGGGCACGATCCAGACGGCGACCTACAGCCAGGCGACCCTGTATGGCCTGCCCGTTTCGTACGTCCCGTTCACCACCAACCCGGGAGGGATCAACTACTTCACCGGCAACTGGGAGTACCTCAACATGGGCGTGCGCCAGGACATCCGGTTCGAGACCTCGACCGATGGCGTGATCACGAACGCGGCCGGTACCGCGATCGAGGTCTCGGCGTTCCAGGACAACGTGACCTTGATGAAGGTCTTCGCCCGGTTCGGGTGCGTGGTCTCCAAGCCAGTCACCCCGCGAATCCCGACCGGGGCCAACCCGTTCGCCAAGGCCGTCCTCGCCGCATGGACGCGGCCCCCGGAGGCCCCGCTGGCCGAGGGCAGCGGATCGAGGGCTGCTAAGAAGTGACACGCGACGGCGCCCAGCAGCTCCCGGCCCCGGTGGGGAAGCCGGACTGGCGAGCCTGGGCGCCGCCGCTGTACCCCCCCACGGCCGGGGGCCTGCCCGAGGACGAGGCCGCCGCCATCGCTGCGGACTGGTGGGATGAGGAGCCCCACCTGGCCGCGGCCCTGATGTGGGAAGCCTGGGCCGCGACCCTGCCCCCGGCCCTGCCGGTCGCCCAGGTCGCCACCGGGTCGCAGTCCGTCAGCTACTCCCCGCCGCAGCCGGGCGGGCAGTACGGGCAGGCGATCAGCCGGGCCCAGTGGCACCGGGCCCAGCTCGGCAGCCTGGGCACGGCGCAGCTCGTCGTCCCGCGCCCCGTGCGCCTGCCCTCCGGGTGGCTGTTCGGAGTCGGAGTGGAGCAGCCGTGACGGTCCTGCTCGGTCACGAGCTCGTCGAGCTGTACCCGCCCGGCGAGGCCGACGCGCACGGGTGGACCGAGCCCGGCGACCGGCCCGCGTGGTGCGGGGTGGGGAACCTCCAGCTCGGGCCCGGCGCGTCGGACCCCCAGGCCGCGGACGGCGGGGGCCACGGTCCCCAGGCCCCGGCCGCAGCGGCCACGGGCACCATGTACCTCCCCCCCGACTGCGGGGCGGTGGAGGGGTCCACAGCGCGGGCCCGGGGCCAGTGGTGGGCCCTGTCGCAACTGCGGGTCGTCGCCGACCCGGCCGACACCGGCCTGGACTGCCTCGTGGCGACCGCGACCGGGAGGCGCACCGATGGCGGCTAGCGCAACGTTCACCGTGACCGACGCCCGCGCCCCCCGCCACGCGGTGTCGAAAAACGTCGCCGACATCGCTTCCGGGGTCGCCGCGCGGGCCGCGAGCAACACCCCGCGGCGCACCGGGCGGATGGCCGCGAGCTGGCGCACCGTCCCCGGCCAGGACCCCGGGACCACCCTCGTGATCAACACGGCCGAGTACGCCCGGTTCGTGGAGTACGGAACCCGCCACATGCGGGCCTCGGCTCCCCTGGGCCGGGCCCTGGCGGGTGCCCGGTGAGCGCCCCAGTCATCGCCCAGCCCGACGTGGAGGCCTGGGTATGGGCCAACATCCGCGACCTGCCCGGCGTGACCTCGTTCGCGTACAGCGCCGTGCAGCAGGACAGCGCCGGGTGGATCATGGCGCATTTCGTGCAGGTCGATTGCCGGGCGAAGGGCAAGGCCGCGGCCCGCGCGAACGCCGAGGCGGTGCGGCAGCTCCTCGTCGGCCTCCCGGCCGTGCCCTGGCCCGAGGGCGCGATCTGCTACCTCCAGCCCGTCGAGGGCCCGTTCTGGCTCCCCGACGACGACGGCTCCCCGCGCTACGTGGCGCGGTACGAGATCAGAGTTCATCCCCCCCGCGCACCTGTCGCGGGCCCGTAGGAAGGACCGTTTCTGATGACGACACCCACCCCGCCGCCGCTGCTCGACCCGTCCGAAGTCCAGGTCGGCACCGCCAACGGCCCCGGTATCTGGATCGCCCCAGCGGGCGAGGAGCCGCCCGACACCACCGCCGACGAGTTCGAGGACCCGTGGGAGGTGCTGGGGTACCTGTCCGACGACGGGCCCACCGTGGGCAGCTCCACCGACAGCGAAGACCTGACCCCCTGGCAGTCGGTCGTCCCCATCCGGTCGGTGATCACCGGCCGGTCGATCACGCTCCAGTTCGTGCTGTGGCAGCTCAACAAGCGGACCCTCGGCCTGTACTTCGACATGCCCGAGCCCACCGAGGCCGCGGACGGGTCGATCGACATGGAGCTGCGCTCCGACGAGCCCCAGCGGCTCCACGCCATCGCCATCGACAGCCGCGACGCCGAGCGGGTGCTGCGGATCTCGTTCACCCGGGCCTCGCTGACCTCGGCGGGCGACATGGCGATCACCCGCGGGGCCGTGGTCCCGCTCGACTGCACCCTGTCGGCGCTCGACAACGCGGGCCAGCTCGGCCGCGTGCAGCTCGGCCCGGCCGACGTCAGTACCCCGCTGCTCACCAAGGGCGAGGCCGCCAAGCGCGCCAAGACCGAAGCGGCGGCGTGAGCCCGGCCCACGCGAACGGGCAGACCGGAATCTTCGACCTGGAGGAGGCGGCCCAGGCCGCGGCCACCGAGGCCGATGCGGGGTCGTTCCCGTTCACGTACAAGGGCACCGAGTACGAGGTCCCGCCCGGCCGGGCCTGGCCCGTGTCGGCCCTGTCGGCCCTGGCGGCCGGGGAGCTGGAGACCGCGCTGGGCGAGCTGCTCGGCGCGGACACCTACGCCCGGCTCGCCGCGGCCGGGCTGACGGTCGGCGAACTCAACGCCCTGTTCTCGGCGGTCGGTGTGTCGGCCGGGTTCCCGAGCCTCCCAAATTCGCGTCCGCCTGCGCGGCCAAGTTCGAGCCGAGTGTCGAAGCGGCGCTGATGGCGGCCTACGGGATCGACAGCCTCGACCCCGCCGTTACGCCCCGGCGGGTCGCCGTGCTGCTGTCGAACCTGCCGCACTGGGCGCGCGGTGGCGGGGACGCCTGGTCAACCGAGGCCGAGCTGCTGGCCGTGCTGTGCGACCAGCTCTCGGCCCTGACGTACGTGACCCTGCGGGCCCACGGGGCGAAGAACGTCCCCCAGCCC